ATATCTGGTTTATCATCTATAAGAATGTTTGGCTTGCGAGTGATTGCATTCCAAGCATATTTATGTTTATTAGATGTGATGATAAGATTTTCTACCAATGGTGGCATGTAATGTTTATCTTCAAGCCAACGACGTTTCCAGTAAGCTGAGTTCATCGTATCGCCACGCAAAGGTGATGTACATATACCCCAGTCACCGTCAGATATTTTGTTTACAAACCGTATGATTTCGCAGGAGATACTAGCGCCTGCTCGTCTTGGTCCACGATCTTCTCTAAAGATTGGAAGTGTATGAAAGAAGTTAGTATTTGCAAGTTCTTTAAACTTGATTTCACGATCTTGTATTGATTTCCAGTGGTCAACACCATACTTTATTTCAATACCTCCAAAGAAGTCAGCGAGTACTCCATCCATGTCTAGATAGACAGTCATTATGCAACACTCCTTGCAAGTAAGTTAATTTGCTTTAAACAATCTTCTAGATGTTTGATAACTTTTTCGCTAGGATGTGTACGAGCATGCTCTTCTTCAATCCAACGTGGAAGTAAACGAAGTTGACGCTCGATTGATGCTGCTTTTCTATCGGCAGGCAAAGAATCGATAAACTTGCGTAAACCTCTTGGTGATAATGGTTTTGCTGATACAGCTGACATGTAAGGCTCCTCTTCCTTTTTTATTTTGTAGATATATTATACCACAGTTTTTAGGAAAAGTAAACCCCTAAAATGCATTTAATTGAAAAAAAGTTTACGGCGATCGTATTCTTTTTTGGTATCGAGGAGGAGTTGGATGTGATTATCTCTATGTTCTTTGAATACTAAAGGTTCGTTATCATCTACATCCATGATGATAACGGTGTTTGTAATAGGCATACCAGTACGTTCTTCCCACATTACGGCGTAGCCAGCCATCTGTGCAAAGTAGTTTGATATTTTATCTTTAGTCTTGACACGCTTCGATGTCTTAAAATCTACGATCGATCGTACACCGTCAAACTCAGCGACACAATCGCATCGGCCAGCAACACCAAGGTGGGTACTATAAAGAGGAACCTCGAGACCATAGATCGTTCCTATTCTGCTATCCAATATAGGACGTATGTTTTCGAGGCTTTGTCTAACGTGTGGAAGATACCCGTCGATTTCTTCATTTTTTAAATACTTTTCTACGATTGCATGCACTTGTGTACCACGACCAGAGGCCTGGTGACCTATACGGTTTGCTGTTTCTTCACCAACACGTTTACGCCATGCTGCTATCGCTTCTTCACTAAGAATACTTAGAACGGTAGTAATACTAGGATAGCGAGTACCATCAGGAGTACTATAAGTTCTGCCTGACTTACGTGTGTCTGCAACCAAATCTTCGTAGCCAAGATCCACTGTTTCATGTACAAACTCCATTATACTTTAATTGTGTTCCCTTTGCCAGATCCATCTTTAATTTGTTTCAATCTATCTTTCCAGCCGTCGTCAGTTTTACTCAATAGACTACCTACACCACTATAAGAAAAGTTAGGTGTACTCAAGACTTTTATAAGATCTGGACTATTGTCAAGCATCTGTTGCAATTCAGCGTAGGAACAGCTGACATCCCATTGTGAATTTGTTTTAATGTCTTTTACTGTATACGTTGGCATTGCGTATTTCTTCTTGCACTTCTCTTACACGTTGATTCATCCAACTAATAGCAGTACTTATATGTCCAGTATCTTGCGGTTTCAATTTACTTTCTGCATAAGCGATTTCTTTGTAAAGAAAATCTAGTTTGTCGAGATTATCCATTGCACCTGGCTTTCTTCTTGTACAACAGTGTTGTGTTTGTACTGACCCTTACCGTTATAGAGTACTTCTGCCATTGCAGGGTTAGGATCGACTAATTGTTTTTCTTCATCCTTATTCAGGTAATGTGCACCTGCAATAAGTGCGCCGATAATTAGTAGTGTTTCCATTAGCAAGCCTCCTCATAATATTGGAACCAATGTGGCTTTGGTCTATTCTTTTCCCAAGCCATTTTAAATCTTTCTTGTTTAGTTTGATAGAACGCACGATATGACAGTACTGCATTCTCGAGAATACATTCTGGATTTGAACTCATTGCAAGTTTAAATGGCGTCATACCGCCTTTTGGGATATTGTGTGGCAATGTCCACAGTGGACTTCTTAGTAAACTAGTTTTATGAATTTTGCCAAAGCGAAAAGTAAATTCTTCGCATAGAGCACTGAAGTGTTTCCAATGCCATAGATAGTTATCCGAAGATTCCATAGTCCACACAGTACAAGGGTGTTTGTAGTGTACAGCTTTGTATAGAACTTGGTCCATTTCTGGGTCTTCAAACAAACGATAATGGCGAACCATTCGTTTGCCTGATTTTGATGGTGCGATTTGCACCGTACCGTCTAGCATGCGATGAGCAGTAGAAAGCATTTGTGCACTTTCTACTACCATCTTCGGTACGTGTTTGTCACACTGCATTTGTGCAGCGACAACAGGATCGTTATGTAAAATAAAAATATTCATAATATAATTATACACCTTCTTTCATAATATGTACACCAATATTTTTTCAATTGATTTGAATTAGGATGCTGCCAGTGTAGGCAGAGGCAATCTTCCTGTTTTCAGTAATGTCAATTGTTTCATTCTCCATAATCTCATTAGCACTCTTCGTCTTCGTCTGTCCTTTTGTTTTCTTATTTTTAACCAGTTTTGATTTCTCAAATATAACATGACTCTTTTATCATGCCTCACTAGTTGTTTTTTCATTTGATGGTACAGTTTCTTTTGCCTTAACGGTTTGAGTTCTAGGGCCATTGAGTTCCTATTCGTTAACGTTAATCTTTGAGCAGGTCTGGAAAAGCCTCCTCTACTATTTGACGAGTAATATACTTAGGTGCCGTCTTGTTAGTCATGTCAATTACTAACTTGGCATCTTCAGGATGCACACCTTCGAGAAGTCCGATGTACAAACTTTCTCTTTTCATAGTATTCATACTTTCAGAAACTCGAAAGCCTCTGATAAAGTACTTGAACTTAGTATTTTCGCGGGTTAACTCTGTTGGGTGATTGTGAGCCTCAGCTGCCTGATACGGCGGTTCACCCGGTGGTAGGTTCCATTCGATACTTGTGTCAAACGTACCTCTTAAAATATCTCGAAGAGCCCAGCTATCATTATTTCGAAAGACGTCGATTTTGCCGGCCTTTGTTCTTTTCTTCTGTGCCTCTTCAATTACTTCATATACTCTTTTAGCCATTTATAAAAATTCCTCCACGGATCCAATCAATTGTTTCATATTGTTATTTATAAGGTATGGTAATGCTTTACCTTCATTAAATACAGTAATCCAAAACTCATCTACAATTTTATTTTTCAAATCATTTGGAGTTTTGGTAAGATCAATCAGTGTTTCATTACGTTGATAGTTACGATACCAAGAAGCAGCATACAATAGTTCGCCATCACTTAGATCTTCAATAATTGCTTGCTTCTTCTTTTTAGATAATGGTGTCTGTCTTTCACCGTTTACAAATGTATCATCACCTGATAACACATTTGGTACGCCATCACCAGTATCACCTGATAATATTTTATCTATAAGGTTTAATTTAGGGTGCGGGTCTTTGATTTCTTTCTTGAGTATGTGTGACCACTGTCTTACATTGTCATACTTTTGTAACTGTAAAAAGTCTTTATCTGAGGACACAATCATTACTTCTTCGTACTGGCCGAACTCTTGTGTATGTTCTACCATAGTACCGATAATATCGTCGGCTTCGCAACCTTCGAGGTGTATCACTTTATACGGAAAGTTTTCTTTGATTTCGTCTTTGACTTTATGCATGATACGAAAAGCTTCGGCCCAGTCAAAACCAGAATCATCACGACTTTTACGACGATTAGCTTTGTACTGTGGAAAGTAACCACGGCGCCAGTTGTTAGCACCATCACAACATATAATCATTTGACCATATTGATCGCGGAACTTTTTGTTATACATACGTACAGAGTTAAGCATCATATGCCGTAGCATATTTTCATCGTTAACTTTGTTTACTGCAATCGTGGCAACAGCGATACCACTAAAATCCATGAGAATCATAATAGCTCCTTCTTAATTGTAGTATTATTATACCACAGTTCTTTTGAAAAGTAAACTATTATTTTGCGCATTGTCTGGGTAAATGACTTGAATGTATTTTACAACCTATGAACTCGTTGTAGTAATCATCGCGAAGTAAGACATCATGTTTAAATTGAAGCTTGGCTTCATAGTATGACATCTCACCTTTAGTTCTACAAAGTATTAGGATCTCTCTTTTGTAACTATCTTGCCCTCGCTGTTCAACGAGTAATTGAAGTTCTTTATTAGATCCATAATATTCTCGCCAGTCAGACTCGACTTTGGTTCTTTGCCGTCGAGTTCTTTTGCTATTCTTTGGTAATACTTTAGGCCGCCAGAAGTTCTTTTTACCGATATACTTTTTGTTTGTATCCAGTTCTGTGATAAGGTACACAAATCCCTGGTAGTCATCTGGGGTTTCATCGTAAGGTTGTTCATTATATAACCACATACATTTATTTATTCATCTTCAAATGCTACTGGTTCTGTAGGCGCTCCACATATAGGACAATGCTCAGGCCAGTCGTAGGCAGTAACCTTGCAAGTGTTGTCACACTCTTCGCACTCAATTAAGTAGACGTCTTCCACAGTCTTCCTTTATCTCTAGCTTTCTATCGTCTGATGCTGTGTACCATTCTACAATCTCATCATCAGTTCGACCACAGCCTATGCATATATTATCTTGTAATACGCATATGTTTTGGCAAGGTGATTCGATATCAGAAGTCAATTTCACAACCACCGGCTGCGCAGGCCGCGGCACCCATGGTATCTACGTCCGTAAAGACTTGCTCTGTGAGATCCATG